CTTTAATGTAGTTGGAGATATCAATGTTCATAAGCGAGATTTCACATTCTAAGCGTGATACTTACAAGCAGTGTGGGTGGAAGTTCTTATTGAAGTACTACGAGCGCATCCCTGAGACTAGCAACAACGCCGATGCCATGCAGTTTGGCTCGTACATTCATAAGATTTTTGAGCTTGGGGTTAAGGCTAAGACCTACGATGAGCTAGTTAAGATCGCTGAGGAACAGCGTCAGAACTATACCTTCAATGATAGCTACGAGAAGAAGGTTTTTATCTGCCTCAAGAACTTCCTCAGGTTTAACGCAACGCTAGAGGAAACTATAGGAACCGAGTTAGATTTTAAGGTAGGGCTGATAGAGGGTACGGATCAGCGAGTAGTTATTGACAGAGTTATAAAATCAAAGCAAGGTAACTACTTAATTATTGACTACAAGACTAGCGCGGATGAGAAGACTAAACTAGAGTTATTCAATAATGACCAATTGAAAGCATACACCTATGCGGTATCAGAGCATTTTAAGATTCCGGTCACCAAGGTCATTGCAGCACACTATTACCCATTGACCAACAATTTTGTTCATGTCCAATACTTGCCCGGACAGATACAAAAGTACCTGAATGAGGTGCGTAGGGATATCTGGGACATCCGAAAGAAGAAAAAAGAAGACTTCACCCCCAGAAAGAACGAGTTCTGCAACTGGTGCGGGTACAAGGACAAATGCACCGAGTTCTACAGTCCTCAGGATGTTAAGTGCAGAATAGACGAGGCTAAGAAAAAGACTAAGACTTAATCAAGGGGTCGTATAAGTCGATCTCAATAGCATCAAAAAAATTATCTACCTGATCAGGAGAATACTTACATCTCTTGGTCAGGTAGGTATATAAAGTAGTCTTCTTTATTGGTTTTTGGTTATCCATACTTTCCAGTATTTTAAGCTGGAATAGTTTTATAAAGGAAGAGCTAAATCTATGCTTCCATTTATCCTCAAATTTATTTGATAGAGTAAAATTAATCAAATCTAAAAAATCTATTATGTTTTCATCTATATTTTCAACCATAAATATATTATATGGATAAAAATCTTAATTTTAAATATGAAAATGATAATTTTTTAAAAAAAATTAATCATTTAGATGAAAAGCATATTGGGTTAATTGCTAAAAGCTCTTCTTACATTAGTCCGGGGGATGTCTTACGGTTTTCTTACTCTGGTGAGCTAGTTAATGTTTTAGTGGTAAAAACTGCAATTTGGAGTCCTAATGGAATGTTTATCAGTTCTCAGGCAAACCCGCTTATCTCATGTTACAAATTAGATGATGTTGCAGAAGAATTAGAGGATGAAGTTTCGGCTGGTATATTAAAAAAGATACTTAAAGCTATATATAGAAATAGGGATGTTGCCTCTTATAAGAAAGTTTTAATCCCTTTGGGGGACATAATAGGGGAAAATAACTTTAAAACTTATAATTTACAAAAATGTAGCACAATAGCAAAAATAACTTTAGATGAAAAAAAATTAATTTTAGATACGACAGAATTTAAAAAAATAGAAAAACTTAAAAAGGAATCGATATCTTTATCGAAAAAAAGAAGAAAGTTAATTCAGGGACTTTTAGTCCTTGAAAAATTTGAAGGAGATTAAAATTGGATCCTGAGTTACAACGGCTGCTGACAGAGCTTGTAGATTCTCTTAGAAATGACAGAAGAAATCTAGAAGCGATTGCAGAAAATACAAGAGTTGATCGAGGCCAAACGGTTGCGATCAATAAACTTTTAAATGTTTTTAGTTCCCCGGGGGTAGCAGGCCCGGGTGGAGCTACCGCAGCGTTTGCATCTCAGTTGGGTCAATATCAGAAGAACTTCAACGATATTCAAAAATCCGCGATATCGATGGGTAGGGATTTCAAGTCCATAAATTCTACCCAAATGATTCAGTCCTTGGAAGACAGCTATGGTGCTACGATCAGCATGCAAGCTGCACTTGAAGCATTCAATGCTGGAATAGGTTTGCAATCCAAGAATGCGTTGACCCTTGCGGCTGAGATGAAGGCCACTGGTCAAAATTCCGCTGCCATGTTAGCTACATTGCGCGAGGGGCAAGTTGTTGGCAATCTAACCAATAGCCAGATAGATGCTTTATCCTTAAACCTCCAAACAACATCAAAGCAGTATGGAATTTCTAGCGACAACTTAGTTAAATCCTTAAATGTGTTGTCCAACAGAATGCAAGATTTTGGTGCAATCGGGTTGGCAGACGAAATGAACAAGGTCATGATTGACATGACCGCGAAATATGGGGCTGGGTCTGAGCAACTAGTAGGTCAATTTATTGATAAAATTACTAGAGGGGACAACCTTGCAAATCTCCAAAAACTAGGAATAGCTCAGGATGTTGCAGCCTTTGGGATGAATGCCACCGCAGACCAGTTGGAGGTGATTGCACAAAAGGCTGCGGGGTCTATGCAAACATTGGTTTCGCAAATGGAATCAGGAATTATCAGCAGATTCCAAGCATTGCGAATGGCGGAAAACCTCTATGGTGAAGAAGGAAAACTAGCACTTCTTGTTGCTCAATTGGACAGACAAGAGGCGACTGCATTAGGCGCAACAGATGCTACAGAACAATTACATGTTCAAGCAGACAGACTATATGATTCATTCTATGCGTTAGCCCCTGTAGTCAATGCACTGGCACCAACTGTTCAAGCTTTAACTTTAGCATATTCTGTAGGCAAAAGCGCATACGATGCGGCTACGGGTTCAATAAACATGGTAGGAAATGCCATGGAGGGGCTTGTTAATTTCTTATCTAACGAAGCTCCAATATCTGTTAGATTTTTTGAAACAGAAATTGGTCAAGCACTCGATAATATAGGAAACCAAGCGGCTGCACTTAGACTATCTACGAGCGTTGACACCGGGCCAGAGTTCCGTAGAAGATATACAATGGGGTATCTTGGACAACAGGGAGGATTTTCTCCATATACTCCTGAATATCAACAAATGTTAGAAACGCAAAGAGGTGTCCGTAGACAAATTCCGCGCAGAGCATACGCAAGAGGGGGAACTACAACCACCCCAGCTAATATACAAATTGGCGAGGCTGGCCCTGAAGCACTTATTACAGGAACGGGACTTGCATCAATTCTAACTCAACCAAATATTGTTGATTTAAGTAAAACTGCCGATAAATTAAACAAATCTGCAAATTGGTTACATACTGCATTTGGGCAATCTTCTTCAATGAAGTCCCCATCTGCGCCTGCTACTAGAGTAGAAGTAGTAGCATCTCCAAAAACAAGTACTCTTGCTAACCCAATGATTGCTCCTCCTATTGCTAACCCTGATGCAATGGGTTCAATGAAAATGATGGGAGGGGCCATGGCTTTGGGTAGCGTGACCACTGTGTTGTCCCAAGTAACTGATGGAAATAATAAAATAGTTCAATATTTAAGTATGGCAACTACCGCATTAACTACTTTAGTTACTTTGCAACAAGCTGCTAGTATGCTTGGAGGTCTTGCTGGTATGAAGGGAATGTTGGCTGGATTGTTACCAGCATTGCTACCAGCTTTGGCAGGATTAGCCCCCTTCTTATTACCAGTATTAGCCGTTGGGGCTGGAGCGGCTGCAATTTCAGCACTTGCGTCTAGGGAAAGGAAAAAAACCATAGAAGACGCTAAAGTAAAGCCAGCTCAGATATCCACGAATGAGTATTTTAGAGTATCTCAATCCGTGGCAAAGGATTTATTTGCAGATGTTGCCAAACCAACTGTAGACACTACAGGAAAAGCACTTGCTGCAATTGCGATGAATACAGAAAAGGCTGCAAATCTTGCTGCTGGTCAATTAAGAGAAACTAGAAATAAAGGGGTTACAAATATGGTAGTTACAGGAGGTATGGCATGACACAAGGTTTTAGAATTAGTAATGGTCAAGCAGTTCGTCCACAATCACCACTCCCATCTCAAACAGTAGCTCAAACAATTTCGAGAACGGACGATTCAAAAAATTTTTATTTGCAAGTTAATTATTATGAATTTAATAACCCTATTCCAATAAAAAGATATATTTTTATCAATGCTAATGGGGATTTTCAGATAGACGAATCACAATCCGCTAACTATGTTTCCTATTCTCCATTATCGAGATCTTCGGAGTTATTTTCATATACAGGAAGCAAATCAAGATCCTTCAATCTAACTTTTTCTTATTCAAAATCAGGAATTAAACCTGCATTTACAAACAATTTAAAATCAAGCATAACTCAACCCGCTCTACAAGATCCTAAATCTTTATTTTTTAAAGATTTGTCTGAAGCATCGTTAGCAGGTAGACCTTTTGGTCAAATAAAATACACAGGAAGTGAAGATGAGATAATTACTTTTATAGATTCCCAATTACAAATAATTAGAAGCTTAACTATAAATAATGCGAAGTCACCAACACAAGGCCCACCTTTGGTAAGAATAAATTTTGGAATATTGTATCAAGATGTTCCTTGCATTTGCACTGATTATGAAATAAAGCCCATCGCCTCACCAGAAACAAGAATTAATCCTATTTTAGGAACTCCAGAAGCAAACAAAATTTCAATTAGGCTCACTTTAAAAGAAATAAGAACTGGAGATTACTTAAAAACAGATTTCGCTCAGGCTGGGGGCATCAACCGAGATAATTTAGTTGGATGGGAACAATTGTTTAATTCAAAAACTGGATCGTTCGATCCTGTTAACCCAATCTATACATAATAGCTATGGAAGTAAAAATATCAAGATACGATAATGGAGTCGTAAAACAAATACATAAAACTGCAACAGTAACTACTGTTGTTGGACATCCATATTTTGATTACATCACCCAATTTTCTGATTCCGTTCTTTCTGGAAAAGTAGGATTTGTTCCTCTTGGGTATGAGCATCGACCTGATTTGATTTCTACTGTATTTTATGGAACTCCCGCATATTGGTGGATTTTGATGTTGGCTAACAATGTTTCAGATCCTTTTGAAGGATTTAATGTTGGAGATAGAATAGTAATACCTAATTTATGAACCCTATAAAACCGTACAATGTAATAATCTCAAATGAGCCGAAAACTATCGAAGAGATAATCGCAGTGGCTCAGGGTGGAAGCAATGTCTTAAAAGATGACCTCCTTTTATTTACAACTATGAATGACAATATTTTGTCTTTCGAACATCAATATAATTTTAATGAAAAAAACAACAAAGGCAGTTTGATAAAAATTGATGTGATAGATCCAGACCAATTGTTTCTTTCTAGATTTGTCGGAAATTCAATAAAATCCTTAATTGGGAATAAGCTGGCAAATAGCCTGCAAGTAGATAAATTTAAAGAAAGTGTTAGAAAAAAGGAAGTTGCAGAAGCTTTAAAAGGTGTTACCTTACCTGTACAAAATGCTGCTAGTATTTCACAATACAAAAATTCAAAACTTCATAGGGATCAAATAAATGAAGCCATTCGAGATGAAATAACAAAAGTATTAAATAATACTAAAGTCACAGAATTAGAAAAAGAAAAAGCTATAACTTTTTTTAGTGACAAATATAAGAATAATGATTTAGCTCCATCGTCCATCGATTCTTTAATTACTGATTTAGGATTGTCAGGAGTTCCAGAAGTTCCATACCCATATTTGTTTTTTTATTATGGTGGGGGAGCTAACAAAGATGATTGGGCTGGACCCATAATGGCTCAATTTACAGAAGCAAATTATAATTATTCTTATGAGAGTGGGCAAAAATCTATTTCTTTGGAATTTACTAGTACCCATGAATTTTTGGGTTTTTCTAAATTAGGTTTAGAAAATATGGGTAAGAATTTACGCATAGATCCTAATTATAGATTAGCTTTCTATACTGATCGTCCTCAATATGTATCTCCAATATTTGCGTCAAATGTACAAGGGGAGGCAGGAGAAGGTGTAAAAAAAATTCACGATACGATAATTAATGTATTAGAGGACTACATTAAAAAAGTAACTACACAAAAAGCAAATGTATTAATTTTGCTACCTGATTTCAGCTCATTTTTTGATAAAGTAAAAGATGATTATTTTAAAGCCGTAAAACCAAATATTTGGAGCACACCGTATTTTCCTACATATAATCAATATTTGGGATTTTATAAATTATTTGCGGATATGGGATTTGAAGTTTTTAGCGCAGTTCCCAAATATCGCTCTTTTTTTAAAAAAGATGATTTAGGAGAACCTGTAGATAATTCTAAATTTTATGATGCTCAATCTTATTTTTTTGGACCCGGGGGAGAAGAATTAGTAGAAGAATATGAAAATGCTTCACGCGGCGGGATTTTTGCTGGGGCATCAAGAACTATTGTAGCAATCGGATTAAGAAAAAAAGATGATGAATCTATACACGCTCCGCTACAAAAAGTAATGTCTAACATATCAAATGTTGTAACAAATGTAACTCCTCAAATTTTAGTCGTTGATGATTATGAATTTTTAACAAAGTTTAAAGCACATTGTGATGGGCTTGGATATACAAATATTGTTAAAGATCCATCATACCCCCTTATAATTTTTGGTGATTTAGAACTTATTCAGTTATATTTTGCTGGAAGAATTATTTACGAAGATAGAAAATTATATACTAAAGTAGTAGCCACAACAACGATAGGAAATCAACAAGCAACAAATACTCAAAAAGCTAATTTAGATATTCAATTAAAAAAAAGAAATATTTTAAGTGAAAGAGATACAATGATTTTTTCTGACGACTATATCACGAATATAGCAGTTCCTACATTTTTACAACTTTCTAGTAAAAATATTAACTTTACATTACCCTCAGATGTGTTTACTTTAAACACAGATGATATAAGAGGTTCATTAGATACACTAGGCGTACCAATCTTAAAACTAGGATATGCAGAATCTAATATATTAGACATTGATGTAAATATTAAAGATTATTTTAATTCAATCCTTACAAAAATAAGATTCCCTAAAGAACAGGCTGAGTTAGTTTTTACTGGGATTAGCCCAGACAATTTAAATTTACTTAATTTAGTTTCTAAAGATGGGCAAAGTAACTTAGTTTCTGTTCTTGAAAGTAAAAACTTATCTTTAAACAATTTAATAGGCGAATTACGATCTGTTTTAATGAGGGACGAAAAATTACAAAAATTAAATAAATCACCACAAGAAAAAATAAAAACACTAAATGAAATAATTACTTTTTTAATTAAAGAAAATATAGAGAATACTCCTGCGTTCAATGTTATTTTAAAACTTCTAGGAAAACAAGACCCTCATTTGATGTATTATGACCTTTTAAATGAAATGGTTAAAAATACATATCAAGGGGTTATAAAAACAACTCCATTTTTTAAATTAAGTAAAGCTCCTACGCTATTGCCCCCTGCTCTATTATTAATAAGAGAATCAAATTTTGTGCCATATGATAAAACAAATGGGATAGTTGATTCTATTAAAGGATTTTATAACATCATGGGGTACAAGCACATAATATCTAAAAATGAAGTGAGCACAGAATTGTTTGTAGTTAGACACATAAATGTTGGAGGACTTCCCTGATGGCTACTAAAGGCGTAGTAATTGGGCATATCCCGTCCAACGAGGAATTCGGGGATCACAGTATTGGATACTACACGGTAAAGCTGGATGATGGTAGTTTTGTTACCGTGGAACATACTAGCCCATATTACAATAGAACAGGTGGGTTTTTAGCTTTGCCTAATAAAGGTGATAGGGTATTAATTGATAAATTGTCCGATACTGCGGATAAAGGAACTTGGTACTACTTAGCCACCATAGCCACTCCCGGAGCAGGCAAAATTTTAGAAAAAGGCGATGTAGAGCCACAACCTCAATTATTAAATAGTGTTATTGGCAAGTTAGGTGTGCCACAAAAAGTAATATTACAATCCCCAAAAGGTAATTCTTTAATTTTAAGTGATGATTACAACGAATCTGAATCCAATGTAGGTGTATTCTTAAAAACGGGTGCCGGAAAATACTTTAAACTTTCCGATGACAAAAAACAAAATAGTATAGTTTTAAAAACTGAATTAGGCCCAGAGGAAGAAATCGCTTCAATAAGTTTACAAGGAAACCCTGTAGAAGGTAGCACTCGTCAATCTTTTAGTGTTACAATAATTGCAAATAATACCGTTGAACTTAGAAGTTTGAAGGGAGATATAGATTTAAACATAGTTGATGGAAAAGAGATAAATATCATAAATAAGTCATCTGGAGCTAATGGGGACCATTTAGTTCTTCCTAATGGTACAACAATTATTGACCCGACTCCCGGAAACATTAACATTCAATCGACTCGGGGGGATATTAATATTGTTGCAGGCCCAACCCTAGAAGAAGTTATTTTGGCTCAATCGGTTTATGCACAGCGGCGAGCGGAATGGCAAGTGGCATCTCAAGCTGCCATTGCCTTGGGGCAAGTCCCACCCCCAGAACCACAGTTGCCTATATTTAATCCAATAATTAAACTAAAAGCCCAAGACCCGCTTACTGGGGGCATAGGAGCAGCCATAGATATAGAAAGTGATGGAGTTGTGAATATTAGAGGAAAACTGGGAGTAAATATAGATACATTGACACCAGTACCTAATCCTGTTAATCAAGATGGAGATCCCCTCAATAATGTTCCTGATGTGGGGGTTTTAACTGGAAATGTTACTATCGCAGGAAGAAGAATAGATTTAAACTAATATGACAGTAGATCTTAATGTTTTAGGTCAAACTTTAAATGCCTCCAATGATAATGATTTACTTAGAGGCTTGGGGATGCAATTTGGTGTCCCTGAGTGCTTGATGAACATTGCCATTGCTGGGGGGGCTGCTCTTTTTCCAAGCCAAGTCTTAGGCCAAATGGCGAGCAAGATTCAGGCGGGGAGAAATAAAGCTAACGATAAAATATCTCAAATAAAAAAGAATATTCTGTTAACCTTAGGATTATGGGAAGATGATGGTGAGGGTGGTTATGTATTAAAATCTATTCACAGCGCAGAGGGGCTGGCTGGACTAGGGGAGGCGCTGGATGCAATTGGAACAGTCGTGGGTACTGGAGCCGCTATATATGACCAATATCAAATTGCTGCCGCTGAATGGGCTGCAATCGAAGACTGCGTAAATCAGGCAGCATTGTTTTTTAAATCATTGGGGAATAATACAGGATTAAGTCCACAACAAATTCAACAAAAATTTGCTGCCGAGACAGCCCAAATTTTTGCCGCAAGATCTTTCATTGAAAGGGCAGATGCCGCATTAACCAATATTGGACAAGTTTTACTTGATAGAAAATTAAATCCAGATCTAGAACCCATAATCATAGAACCTACCTTATCCGCTTTCGGAAAATTTATTGCTCCTCCAGTTCCAACGGACCCCGTTTTCCGATTGGTGTTCGGTCCTCCTAAATCTAAAAAAGGTCAGTTTTTGTTGTCCGTGGATGGATTGTACTACGACTCACAAAAAGGTGGAGTTCCTGATGTTGTAGGATTTGTTCCGCCTGAAGATTACTACAAGTTTGATTTCCCTGCGAATTTGGGTGGTAAAGGGGAGATGATTTCTTTAAAGAAGTTAGAAACTTATATAGACACCATTTTTGATCCAGAAGTAATAGATGAGAGCAAGGATATTCAACAGCATTACGCGGCAGATCACTTTTTGAATGTACTAGAGGGGCAGAGGGATAAACATTTATATGATTTGTCTGCAATGATTCAAAAAGCAAAGGTTCAAGAGAGTCTGACCGATGATTCAGCCATCATAGTAAATATGAAACAAAGTATCTACTCCGTGATGGCTCAACATCAGTCTAAAATAAATAGACGAAAAAAACAAATTGAAATCGCCATAAAATCTCCATATTTAGCAGGCACCACTCCCGCGTTCGGGCTAGGAGAAGTTCCAATTAATGATTTTGGGCATTTACGAGATTTGAATGTTTCTGTTGCATTTGAAAAGCAAAAGAAACTAATGTTCAAGCAAGGGGAAGTTTCCGGCGTTGTGCTTCCCATACAACCAAGATTCGTAAAAGCTGCGGAGGCTAGAGCAGCCCCTGCTTTAAATTCTTTGATAATTCCTCCTGTCGGAAAAGGTGGAATCATATACGATAATGACTCAACAGCTACTGAGCCTACAATATTGTCACTAACAGATAAAGTGGTAGATGATGGATTGTTTGCAATATATAATTTCCTCGAAGGGGAAGTTGTGTCCCCCGGATCCACTAAATATACAGTGTTGAATTGCAACTCCACCAATAACTACAATAATGCTCAGTTGGTTGCGCTATCACCAAGTTCAGTATTCAGACGAGGATTAGGTATTCCATTTTTAAATGGAATAGTAAAGCTTTCCAACAGCAATTCTCAAATAAATTCATTAGGAAGTTTTGTTAGACTTCCAGACACGAATGAGTTTAGAGATTATACCTACAAGCAAAAAGGGTTTACTTTTGAAACTTGGGTACATGCATCTGGCATAACCACTTCGTTATCTGATGGGGACCCTGATTCGGCATACGGTGTCTCCTGTTTGCATAGACTATTACTTGCTTGTGAAAATACAGGGGGATTAGTCCCAGAGGTTTTGGAAAACCCTGACCAAGCAGAACAATCATTTTCTTCCGACATAGTTAGGGGACTAGTGATGGGTTTTACTAGAGACAGGCAAATAAGTAGAGGTTTTGAACCAAATGAATCGACCAATGATGCCGCACAGTCAGTATTTTTCATAGCTCCTACACGATCAGTCAATGGCTCTGATGTAGGATTTATAAATAGATCTAGTGTGGAGGAATGTGCTAGTGGGTACGGGTCACTAGCGTTTTCAGTTCCTTTATCCACTAGTGTTCCAAACACTACAAAAAAACTAAGAGATGTATCGGGTCAATTTATGTACTACTCACTAGCGATTGACCCAGAAAATGACCAAATTAGGCTTTGTGTAGATGGGGAATTAGTGTCTGTGGCTTCTCTATCTTATAGTTTTGGAATTCCTGCTGGTCAATCTTTGAGGGTTCCAAGTTTTAGAGCCGCAAACAGTTTTGAATATTCTACATCAAGCACGGGAAATTCTTCGTTCTCAACAGGGCCAAAATTAAATGAATTGTTTACCCCTTGGATCTTGGGTGGGGGGTATACGGATGGATACAGGGCGCAAAATTCAGGATTCATGGGGCAAAAGCATGGTCTTAAGAGTGGCCTAAATGGATATTTAGGTAGCACAAAATTCTATTCACGACCATTGTCTGCGTCTGAATCCAAACAAAATTACGATGCACAGAAAGGGTTCTTTAAGAACATTGATTTATCATGACTCTTAATTACTACGGAACTAGATTAGCAAAACCTGTATCCAAAGATATCCAATCGGAATCAAAAAAAACATACGGGTTAAACTTTCCTTTTGGAAAAAATCCAAAAAGAGGTTTTTTTGCCAAGGAGGCGGGACAAGCATTGATCAAGTCTAATTTGACTCAGTTGCTAAATACCTTTCCCGGTGAACGAGTAATGCTCCCTAATTTTGGTCTTGATCTTAGAAAATACTTGTTTGAACCCTTAGACTCTATTACATTTTCGGAAATAAAGGATGAAATTTTATTTACTTTAAATAAGTATGCTCCTTATGTGCAAGTTGTAGGTCTTCGCGTCAGTGAATCGTCCGAACTAAATTATACTGGAATCCCCGGCATCGTAATTCAATTAACAGTCAAATTACGCGATGACGAGAATCAAACATTTGATGTTACGGTTAAAGTTGGAGAATAATTATGGCATTTAATGGAAGAGTAGAATCAGATTTTTTAAAGCTTGCACAATTTGACGCTCTGGCAAAACCAGAAATTATCGATTATGCAGCTACGGACTTTGATTCATTAAGAAGAGCTTTGATTGCATATATCCAAGCAGCATACCCTCTTGATTATCAAAACTTCATAGAATCAGATTTGGGGGTAATGTTGATAGAGTTGGTCGCGTACATGGGTGCGGTCATGTCCATGAAGGCCGATATGTTGGCGAATGAAAACTATTTGAGCACTGCTAGAAATAGAATCAATGTTGGTAAAATTTTAGAATTATTAGGCATCAAATTAAAAGGCCCTATATCATCTGCTTGCAATGCTAAAATTACATTAGATTCCACTGGGGTGGGCGGGCTTGTCATCCCTATAGGCTCAAGAGTGGTAACCATAAATTCTCCAGAAGATGGAAATCCCGTTACATTTACTTTGTACAAGACAAACAATGGTCAAATATCCGATGCCACTAGTGATGGTTCAATATCCTTAGAAAACTCAGAATCTAATGGAGGCTTGGGGTTAGTTTGGGAAAATTTGGTTTTGTTAGAGGGTGCCTTAGTTTCTGAAGCAGGCACGGTGGAAACAACAGATGTATCAAAAACTATAGTATTAAATGCCAGCCCTGTTGTAGAAAAAAGTGTTTCAATATTTTTGACTCCTCCAAATTCTACTGGGCAAGCGTGGAATGAAATAGACAGTCTATTCTTTACTTCAGGGTCTACAGATCAAGTTTTCGAAGTCATAAAAACTGAAAATTACGGGGCCACGCTTTTATTCGGGGATGGTATTTCTGGAAAGCCTGTGGCGACAAATACCGATTATTTCATAACATATAGGGTTGGTGGTGGAAGTAGAGGAAATATTCTTTCCGATGTAATAAATGTCCCTATCAGTGGAGAAGATGACGATTCAAACGCTAAATCAGGAATATTAGAAAACACTTCAGTAGCCGTGGGGGGTAGGGATGCGGAGGATGTTGAAAAAGCCAAAAGATATGCTCCATTGGTTTTCAGATCTCAAAACAGATTGGTAACGATAAATGACTATTCTAATTTTGCAAATCAATATGCAAATTCTGTAGGTGCAACAGGAAAGGCGCGTGCTGTAGTGCGAGATGCATACAGTTCAGCAAACATAATCGATATTTATCTATTACAAGTAGCTTCTAATATTCAGTTGCAACAGGCGACTGTAGAATATAAAAAACAGTTATTAGAGGCAATACAAGATAAGAAAATGATCACCGACGAAGTTGTAATCGTAGACGGTGTTGTAAGAACTTTGGATTTAGTCATGACAGTTCGTGTTGATAAGTACTTGTTGCCTAGAGAGGAGCAGATAAAGGCAAAAGTTAGAGATAGATTGTTAAGATTCTTCAATGTAGATAATTTTGATTTTGGAAAACCCCTAAACATCTCTGAATTAAATAGAGCCGTGTTTACTTTGCCTGAAGTGAGGTATGCTACAGTAGATAATCTAGACTCTGATGTTGTTGTTGATTTTAATGAGATTATCCAGCTAAACAATTTTACAATTAACATAGTAGGTGTTTGATGAACAGTATTAATTTCATAACCGGACAAGACAAGAAGTACTATCGGAGAAACTATGTAGATGTTTTAGAGTTACTTACTCCTACAGTTTACAAAGAAGCTGATATTACTACTTCTGGGTATGAAGTTTCTATTTATGATAAAGTAATAAAATCCCACATTAATGTAGCTAATTACTTTAATAGTATTTTCAATGTTTCCGGCACAACAGAGGGGTCTTCCTTTGGGTCACTATCAGGAGCATCCCAGTATTTCATAAAACAAAATAGATTAACTGAAATCACTCCATACGATTTTGAATCTAGGATTCTATACCCTTCACAACAGTCATTAAAAAATTACGAAAATAGTTCGTTATTTTCTGAGTTTTTAGAATCAACCTTACTCCCATCGATAAGGCTAAATTCGCCAACCGAGCTTTTTGATCTTGATTCTGCGGCAGACGCACATGATTATTTGATAAATGAATTATCTTGGTTGTACATATTAAATAAACAATATGATTCTAATTTAGTTTATCAACCATCTGCAACAGTAAAAAATTTATTTTTAGAAAAAACATACAACGGAAAACCAATAATGTTGTCTGATGCCATGAAGGCATTGAACACTTTCTTGTGGTATAATTATAATGTATGTTCTTTGTTCCAACGATTAGAATTAGTTCCAAGCGAGTTCCTTAGCGGAACTGGGAAATATACAAGTGGAACTCAGCAATTAGATAAATTAAACACCATAACAGAAATCCTATACTCGCCATTACGGTCAGATGATAAAGATACAATTATAAAAGAGTATTTTGATTATTACCAGTCCACCTCAGAGCATGCAATAAATACTGAAAAAGCGGGGCCTTTCCATAAATTCCTAAAAAGCATAGCTTGGGGTATTTATGATGTAAATGATCAGGTAGAAAATTTAAACCTACTTTACGATATCAATAGATGTCCTGAAGAATTACTTCCTCTTTTAGCTTATACCATTGGTTGGAGTTTGTACGGAAACAATCCTTCGAAATGGAGGCAGCAGGTTAAAAATGCTGTCCAAATTTATAAATCTGTAGGAACCAAGCGGGGGCTTAATTTAGCCTTAAATTCTGTTTTTGGTCAAACTTCATTAGATCTCAGTGCATCAGTACAAGAGTTATACGAATCATATATTCCAAATCTACTTTACTACTGCATAGCCACGGATTCCCCTCTTGTTAGTAGCTTTGAGAGTTGGACACCCCAGTTGGCTGGAGAGTTGGGTATTCGGCATCATACTTTGAAAAGTATGGATACCAACATAAGATACATAGTTGATAGCATACTAGAAGATGCAGTACGGCTTTTCCCCAATCACTTTTACATAAGCCCAAATCTTAGATTCAATTTAGAAGATCCTGATTTTGTTTTCTCTTACAGGGATGTTCCTAATAATAAAATACCTCCTTGGGAGTTGGAAAAGTATTATAGATACTGCAAGATAAGTGACGCTTTGTTGAGTTACTTTGAGGAGCGTCTAGTTTGTTTGGCAGTTAGTAGATCTGTGGCAGAACAAACTATAAATTACATTAGAGACAATACCATAGAGAATGTAACTAATATTGGTCTAAAAAATAACTTCCTATTCTTTACATTAAGCCCTCAATATCCTCCAAATTATACTCATATTCTTTCCAACTTTGATAAACAAAAAACAAAGATACTGCCTATTTGGAATGGTAAATCATCAACATTTAATTTAAGTCTAGAATCGAGTTCGTTTGAATTTGATAAATATTCATTCTTGATAGGAAGCTCTGAAGGGTTAAAAGCCGTACTAAAAACGGTAATAGATTTCAGCCCCGCGCACGCGATACCCGACATCGATCTAGGACTTTCTACGGAAGATGAAATGTTCTTCCTAGAATCTTTCGAACAAGCAAATACTTATTCCCTCTTTGATTTAGTAACCGCATCATCTGTTTTAGCTGGATTTAATAATGTTGGATTGCAGATGAGTAGCTTGGGTAGAATTTTTAAGAGGGAAGATGTAGACTCTCTCACTGATCCAGTTTTTACTACAGGATCATCTTTTTCAAATTTACATAGAAATACCTTAAGAAGAAGAAACTACAAAAATAATCTCCCCAAAGACGGGTGGTTTACACGAAGTGGGTTTAACATGCCTCCTCATCATGTGGTAGATAAAAATACCATATCTTATTCTACAAGAGGTGAGTGCGATCCAATAATTGCATTAATACATAAAAAGATTGAAGAGAAAGCATATGCAGATGCATCAGCTAGCCTGCAAATAGAATCATTTGCATCTGCTTATTCTGCGTCAGGAGACTACATGAATTTAGTGGTTAGTTTAGCTAACACTAGTGCAGGACCAAATTCTGCTGATGAATTTTTTGATTTTGAATTTGGAAGGGGGCTGCACAAGCTATATTTGATATACGATAAAGTCTTTGGGCTGCATACTCTTAGCTGGAATTCCGACAGAAACGATGGTGGATTTAACATATTCGCACAAACTTTTGGAACAGCTTTATTTAACGGAAATTTCGAAATAAATGGTGCCACATTTGAAACATATCCCCAGTTAATTACATCCAGTTTTGATTCAGAAGTAAGGTTGGGGAACGGGGATGGTTCTGGGGTATTTAGTAATTTAGGCACGGCTTCTGGTACGGTTATTGCTAATTCTCCATCTGATTATTACTTAAACAGATTTGAATTTAGGAATGCTTCCTTGGTTAGTGGTGTGGAACTAATAATTCCATCGGGCGCAGGAAACGGGACTTATTTCTCGCTATTTGACATAGACCCAATAAACCAAAGAGAAGACACCGACAATTACGCCATCGATAATAGAATCATAAAAATGGCAGTAGGACAATCTAACGGATTACCTAGAATTAGGTTTAACCTATCCGCGCATGACAACCCCCCAAGCAAGTTAATTCCTGAGCATGAATTTAAATTACAAATTCCATTCTTTGTTGGTCAAACCACGGGCCTGAAATATGGAGGAGGATCTTTAAAAGTTTGGATTCATACCGATGTAGAAAATGGATATGTTTGGTCTTGGACTCCACAGAATCAATGGAAAATAACCGCTGTTAGTTCATTAACTACAACGCAAGGTTTAAATAAAATTCGTAATGAGCTAGCACACAATTTTGATTACCAACAAGAAGCCCCACCTTCGTCGGTAGTTGCTTGTTATTACGCTCAAGAATCTGGGCAAGTTAATAATTATTCTTTAGAAAATTTAACTGAATCTTCATTTAAAATAGCAGAAATTAACTTTAACACTAACAACCCCCCTATTTGTATTCCGAACTATTATTATTCTAACGGGACACAAGTGCATAGGTTAAATCAAAACTACATAATTGAAATTTTCATGGATCAAAATCCAGAACGCTATATCTTAATAGATAAAGTTAATTTAATAGATTCTACCTTACACGAGTACGCTTCTGGGTATACTGAGGAGGAAATTCAGGATTTATTTAGATTCTTTAAGAGTTTAGCTTTAAATTTAGCGTCCAGAGTTTCTTCAACAACTAGTGGTACTTTTGAGGCACAAGGTGGAAGTCGAATGGAGTATAGATATCATCCCAAGTTTGGAACTTTTGCCCAAGCTGCTGGAGGCCAATTTACAAGTATAGATATATTAAGATGATACGCGGAAGATTAGAATTATACAGAGAATCAGATTGTGGGCAGGAGGAGCTAGTATACTCTGAAGACAATATGATTGTAGATGGTGCAGGGGAAACGATTGCTTTTATGTTGACCATTCCTCCTGACGGGTATTCAACGGCTCCTGCAATTTACGATGCGTCAAATTTTTCAATTAGATCTTTATCTTTTGGCAAAGATCCTAGAGCTTATTTAGAAAATCTCCACGCATCTGCTGGGATACCTGCGGTTGGTAGGGAACGGGCTGGGTATGTTCTTTCGTCTGCATATTGGGGGGAAGTTGTTACTTCCACAACATCTGGATATAATGCTAACCCATATTTGCCGGAAGCCCCCTCTCCAATTGATACTAATTTAATTAAATTCTCTCAAGGGTTCTTTTCAACATCGGATTTACAGTACCCACATATGTTGGAGGGGCAAAATATTAATTTGGTTCCTTTTTATGGGTCGTTGCCTTCATCTTTATTTGGTGTGAATGTCTCTAGTTTACCTTTATCTTCTGTGCTTGCAATTGGATCCTATGCTTACGGACCATCAAGTGTCACAGATACAACATCATCTTTAGAAATTCAATATAGATACAATAACGGAACACCTTCCGGCATTTTAGTGGCATCCTCTATAATTTCTGCAACTGCTCTTAGTGCTACTTATAATTCATATGCTAGAAAAGTTATGGATCCTAGAGGATTCATACGAAGATCTCTTTCAGATAATACTGTTGCACAGCAACCAAATTCAGTAATGCTTTCAACAGTAAATTTATCTAGCAACTGTGAAATTAAAGTTAGACATTCAATAATAAAAGAAAACGCAGCGTTTATAGATCTTTATGGAGGTATTACTTCAATGGGGGTATGGGTATATGATTTAGAAAGAATGCTTGAAAATAATTATGTTCCTCCGTATAACTTTTTTTCCACTTATGTTTTATCAAACCCTACTGACATAAATTTACCCGCCTCTGTTATTGATATTACAGGAAACATAAAATATAAATTATTTGCTAAAAAAGTATTTCAAACAAATATACTTAAATCTTCAGATTCTGGATCAAGTGCTGGAATTAGTAACTACCAAAATTTAACCATTAGTTGGACATTATATTTTATATAATTTAAAAGAAATGAAGTATATATTAATAGTATGAAAAATCAAGACACTTATTCCCCCAATGGGTACTTAGAAATATATAAACTTTATTCCTCAGGGAAGGAGGAAATGGTATTTTCAGAAAAAAATACAATTACCTCTGGTATGGGGATAGGGTTATCTCGAATGTTTTCTGCGTCTTCAAATCAGCCAATTACTGATTTTCAAATAAGATTTTTTCAAGTAGGATATGAAAGCCCAGACTACTCTGTCTCCACAAATAAATTAAGTAGTGCCTTAGAGATAAATGACTACGGGGCTTCTCCAGATGTCATCACCTCAACTTTAAATCAATACGCAGGCACAACCTTATTAACAAATAAGGCTTTTGTAGAAATTCCATTTAATTTAATAAAAAGAGTAAATAAGAATAGCGTTCAATTTTCTTTATTTTTAGGACAAAATACCGCGAATGATTTGCCTACTACATTGAAAGAAATCGGGCTATTTATGAAAAATCCATTGCAGTTAAGCCCGATTGCTCCAATTCTTGTAGCGTATAAAACTTTCCCGGAAATAGACAAAACCTCTGAATTCTCATTAATATTCAGATGGACTTTAACTTTCTAAGGTTGAATTATGCCGTCAGTATCAAACGATTTATATTTAGCTAGTGGCAATGTGGGAATCTTAAATTCTTGGACTCCTACTGTAACCAAGTTTGATAGTTCTACTTTTTATAATTGGGAACAAGATAATGAACCTATTTATGACTTAGAAGAAAGAACTGAATATTTGTGGGAACGGGTTGGATACCCAATAGCAAATGGGTTTTCTGGCATTCCCGGCAAGGCATTTGCTGTTTCCGCTGATGCCCCTTTCGCGGGGGAATCTAGTGGCGTTATATTTAAAAGTTTAAGTGCTGTAATAAATGTTCTGCCTAATCCAATCACTTACCCAATTATTATTGAAGTAGCTAGTTGGGGCAATCTAGGTGAATTATGTTTAAAAAATGTAAAGGTAGATAAAGGTTGCAATGGTGCTGGGCTAGAGATTGTAAATATTAATCACGGAAGAAATTATAAGTTTGATGCCCCTATTTCTTATGTTGGTGGTGCAACAGATAGTCATGCAGGTCCAGCGGGGGGTGCAGCATCTTCAGTTTTATTTAGAATTAGAAATGCACAGTCTTTTATTACGGGCGCAGTTACAACTAGTAATACTCCCTATTTTGCCGACTCTAGGAGTATTTATAATAATAGAGCGTATAGTATTCGTGTTGCTTATGGAACTGCCGTAGTTGGCAACAATGCATCTTATTTGGATGTTCGTGTAGACGGATCAGCCTACCATGCGGATTCGTCGGGATTTAGAGCAAGTTTAAACAGCACACTTAATGGTGCTGGCGGTGTATACACTAGTTTACGGGAACCAGCAATATCAACATTTGATATATCTACAGTGGATGCCGATGGCACCACGCTTTTAAGTAGGGAAAATAAGGACACTGGAGACTACCACCAAATTTTCTACTACGGAAATTATTTAAAAAATATAAAAGTAGAAAACTGTACAGGTCCAATTTACATAAGAAATTTCTGTGTTGACGGTGGATCTGATAATCGAGCAGGCACAGTAACACAAACTGAAGATTACGGATTTGAAATAACAAATTCTGATGTGGTTTTGGAAAATAGTTTTGCTTTGCGTTGTAAAAAGGCTGGCTTTAAATTCCAAAATTCAAACATTGCAATTCGTAGAGGAATATTAGCATATAGAAATTATGAAGTTAGCAACGGCGGTCAAGGAAGATATGCCGACAAAAAATCTTATGGAATACTCGCAGAAAATAGTGTTCTTGACATTCAACCAACTTCATTTGATTCAGGGCTAAGTTCCGTTGATGGTGTAGATTTAGCCTTCCAAACTTCTTACAATGCTGTGGGGCTATCTCTAATTAATTCTAAACTTAAAGGAGGAACTGCTGCTAGTGGGCCGACTTTGATAAACAAAGAAGCCACCGTAGTTCATTCATTCTTTAACACTTCTTGTGGTATAGAATTGATAAATTCGGAATATGACCATAATGGAATTACCGAAGTATTTAACAATTACATAGGAATGGAAACAGTGAATTCCAATGTTAAACTGCCCATGTTTGTATGTGAGTTTAATAAACATTATGGTTTAAAATCAGATGGGTCTGTAATTGTTTTAAATCCAAAACTAGTTAAAGTAACTGCAAACTCTGTGTATTCGAGTTCTGGTTTCGGTAGCTATACACAATTTACCTTGTTTAAAAATGGACAAAATTTATACGCAAATAACTCATTGATCACATTCCCAGAAGAAAATTCGATACCTGACAAGTTTGGCATATTTACAGCAACCCAACCTATTTTGGTTGATGAGACAACAACTACTGTTCCATCGATAAATATTAATAATTCAACAGTTAAACTTGCACATGCATTCATAACTAGTCATCAAGATAACTTTGAAAATACGAATGCCTTGTTTGGTGCATGCATCCATGCGGACAATAATTCGAATGTGAAGATACAAGGATCCAAATCAGGTCCAAATATTTTATTAGGGTTTGGATCAGACACTGTTGGAAATGTAGCTGCTGTACATGTTAATAAAAATTCTTCAATTGAATTTAACGGACCTACATTAATAGGCGAAACCGGAGTCGATGTTTTAGCAGAGAATAATTCTGTTGTTAAATTTGCTCCCCATACAAATTCAAATGGCAACCTAGATGTTTCTGGTTGGAATCTAGTAGATAACAAAAATCATACAAAAGTTGAGTTGCATGCAATTAGAGCTTGTTTAATTGCGGATAATAAATCTCAAATAATTATGGAACATTTAGGCGATTTCCATGATACATGGGGGGCATACTCAAGTAGTGTAGATTATAATTTCAACAATGCTTTGGCTACTTCTGCATACACATCCAAGGGGTATATGCAGTTCTTCACTAACGGACAATACAATGAGGCTATTGTAGCTAGTGCAGGGAGATATAACTTACCCGCCATTTCTTACAACACCATTGACGGATACTTCCTTGTAGACCCATACAGCACCAACCCAACCACAAATGCCGAAGAACATCTTAAATATTCTACCGGAGGTATGTGTGTTAGAGCACTTCACGGAAGTGATGTAAAGGTATTCAATGTACATTTCCCCGCAGGCTGGGCACAAGCTGATGGTATTTGGTATGATGCATCTGCAACAAATTGCGAAATGTTGCGTATATGGAATATTTGTGATGATTCCACATTTGAAGCTGCTTATTGTTCTGTAAGTAGCGTCTACCCCTCACTGGCCGGGTATAGAGGCCCTTCAGCCGTTTGGTTGTCAGGAACAGGACAAACCGCTAATACCTATCCAAGCTCAACGCCAGATACAGGAACTTTGGCTACTTTAGATTACTATGGAACTTCTGGTTCAAAAGCCGGAACTAATTATGGACCATTTAGATTGTATTTCTCACCAAATAGTAGAGCTAAGTTCTTGACCACTTCAGCCTCCAATGGTGTGGATCAAGGTGTTCCATATCAAGTTTTAGCACAAGGCTATAATCCCTCTGGGGCGTGTAGCGCAGTTGGGGCTTCTGCCGTATCAGGTCTGTATGATGATATAACCTCCGCACAGTTCTATTTTGTTTCAGCCATGTTGGATCCAAGCTACTTTAACAGAATTAGACTTGATGAATCTGCTGCCAATACTTGGGCTAATGCCAAACATAATGGAATAGCAAAATCAGGAAGGTTTAAGTTGGTAACATTGTATAGAGCTACTGCATCAACTGAACCCGGATCCCAAGCGTTTACTGCAACTACTGCTAAGTATGGACAAGGGCTAAGATCTGCCGAAATATTTGATTTAAGGAGAAGTAACTAATGTCTGGTTTTTTGCCAAGTAACTATAAGTTTGTTGACCCTATTCGTTATTTTAAGGAAAACGATCCTTACTATTGGGAAGTAGATAATATCCCACTAAAACAATTACAAGAAAATTGCTTGTGGTTGAAGGATCAGTTACAATTAAATGTTATTTCAGAAGGGATAAACAGAGAAGATTTTAATGAATTAAAACCTTATGTAACTGGATCCGATAATGTCCTGCGCGTGAAGGCAGGTAGATTTACAGCTAGAATAAATGATGCATATAATAAATCTCCTATTCAAAAACTAGAACTCATTACAGGCACGGGATTAAATTCATTGGTTGGGGCGAGTATTGGTTCTACATTTACTCCGTCTAGATACAGAACTTTGACGGGGGCTGAATATGCAACTACCTTATTTACAGCGTTGCAAGAGTACAGCACATCTGCATTCAACCTAAATGGATTGACCGAAAGAGTTTTATCTTGGCCTTACACAAACCCAAACAACATAGGGCCAACAGTAACCATTAGCAACAATACCCCAAGCTTTCCAGAAGGGCAATGGCCTGTGTTGTCAGCCCGGTCGTTCTTCAATCAAATATTAAGCACAGACAACTTGCAAGCTTTATCAGTTGAGTTTTGCAGACAATTTAGAGGAGTGGCTAGAACCGCTGTAGTAGATGTTCCTGAAGAACTCACTCTTCAAATTCCTGAATTTGATGCTCAAGATTTTTTCGTATTGACTTCTGATGGCTCCCCAATTTACATCCCAGAAGGACAACTAGAATATCGAATTGATTTAGCTTTTATTTATAGTAAACCAATAGATACCTCTTCTAGTTACATTCAAGAATACACAGGTCAATTACCTAGAGAAATAACAAAACCAACTCTAGGTATTTTAAGAGGTGCTGGAGTTGGTTTAAAGAATAGAGAAAATTTAAATCAATCAACATCCCCATTTACAAATAATAGTTTGATCGCTGCTGATGGAAAATCTAGTATAATGGCTCATGCTGCGGATAAAGCAGTTATTACAAATGGCTTCCAATCAGCGCAAATAGACATTCATGGATCGTTCCCAAGCCCAGACGATTTGATGAATTTGGCTCCTGTAATTTCGGAAAAATTATCAGACTCAGATCCAAGATTAGTAGGTCAATCAATACTTCCTATTGCGTATATTGTGGTTAGAAAAAACCCAACTTTTGCAGCAGGAGTCGCTGTTGTTAACGAATCAGATATTTTGGACATACGCCCATTCTTCCGTACAACTGAATTAACTTATAATGAACGCGCTGGTATTGCTGCTGCCATACCATCACCGTCCTTGGCTAATCCTGTTGCTACGAAATATGTAGTAGAAAATGCAGTTCAAAATATCAAGACTTATGTGGATTCTAATTTTGAACCCAAAATAATAAATCAACCAAGACGGCCTTTAGTTCTAGCTGGGGGTGTTATTCAAGGGGGGTCTTTGTTTGGGCCTGAAGGCATTTTGGTGGCATTAGACCCGTCCATGGATTTAGGATATGCTGTGACTCAATATCCCGGATGGGATTTTGCGAGATGGTGGACAGACTCCACTGTTGCAAATAGGGGTGGTGGAAATGCACCAAAGGGAACAAAAAGAGCGGATTGGCTGGATTATGTAAAAGTTACTTCTACTGAAGAGTATGGAGTCACCGTAGCACCTAGACAAGGTGCTTTTACTGGGAATGATTTTACTGGATTTACTAGATATGCTATTAGAGGAGCAGTTTGTAGAAGAACAATAAGAGTTCCAAAAAATACGATACCTTCTGGGTATCAAAGAATTTCTTTAATTCCTAATTATAAATATTGCGCCCCTCGGGTTGTTACAGGGCAAGATGATGATAGATCAACATATCATCAATTTTGTGGATTATATACGGAAAGAAAAGAAACTGCAACAGATATATATTTTATAATATATTCTTTTACTAGCCAAAATTCTTATTTGGATGGTGCCGCAGATCATGTACCTTGGGCAGATAGCAGAGAGGCAGAAGGAATAAATAACTACTTAGTTCAATCTAACAGCATGAGATTGTTGCAAGAAACTGACGAGAGTGGTTTTGATAATAACGGGGAGTCTGTTCTTTCTTACGGTGGTTGCACATACCCCACCGTTGAATTTACAATAGTTGGATACCCTTCTGGGTTTTATTCAGTAGATGGAAGAAATAATACCGCAGAAAACGCCGAATTAGTTATATCTTTAAATAATGCATGATGATTAAACATGGCAATAATCGATCCATTAGATCCGTGCTTATTGTTTTATCCGGGTGAATTGCCAGAGGATGTAGCTAATCGTATTGATGGTGGAGTAATTACGGTTCCAAATGGAACTAGAGCTAACGCGGATCCAATTGATCCTGTGATTTGGGAAGAGCCTCGTATACCCCCACGACCGCCAATAGATCCGGGGGAGCCTACTGGACCCGGAGGCCCCGGTGGTCCCGGTGGTCCCGGAGATGATGATGGCCCGGGGGATCCCGGTGGTCCTGATGGCCCGGGGGATCCCGGTGGTCCTGATGGGCCGGGAGATCCAGAGGGTCCTGATGGGCCGGGAGATCCAGAGGGTCCGGGTGGGCCAATAGATGATGGTGGGGATGATGACGGACCCCCAACAGTTATAAAATGGAAATGCGAAACAATTACCCACTATATTGACGGATTTGGTGGGACTGTAACCGTAGTTAGAAAAGTTTGTACTTCTACTACAGATGCTAACGCCCCATTCAACACATTATCGGAATGTGTAGCCGAATGTCAGTCTGTAACAGTATTAGATGAAGGGGAAACTCAAACACCAACAGAAACAGAACCAGAACCTCCGGGGGAAGGTGGAAATAACCCTGATGAAAATGATGATGGCCCGGGTGGGGAAATTATAATAACCCCCGGGGGGCCTCAAACTCCGATAGAACCAGAGGACCCGGATACTGAATATGATGAGGGGGAAATCACTTACTCCGCAGATGCTGTAGCTACATTACCAAATTATTTCCCTACAGTAGACACAACACAAACAACAGAATTTTTGGAGCAAGGCAACCAAACCACAATCTTTGCATCCTTGCAAGCTCCAACTATTAACTATTTAATCAGACAACCTCCCGTTGGATCAATCAAAGCGATTAATGAAAAATTAAAAAAACTTAATCCTAACAAAATAAAAGATTCAGTATCTAAAAATTTTGCTGATATTATTTATAATTTGGTTGAGCCTGATGGTCGAAGAGTGCCGGATTCTAGAATAAGCACTTCCTTGCAAATGTATTTATTACAAGGAAAAGCTCGAAAAATAAATACTAGTTATTTACTAAAACTACAAATAAGAGCAATTCTTGGACAAGCAACTACTACCACAAGATTTATAAATTACATTGATTCCAGATATTCTCCCAACCAAATAAATCCTTTAGTTAATCGTGTGTTGAATATGGGAAGATTGAACGCTACCAGAACAACGCAAAGGTCTATTACTCCAAACAGCCAAAGAGGAGTTGCTAGAGCATTACAAAGTGCTAAATCTTTGGATTATAGAAGGTATACCGACGCTAAATCAGAGCACTTGAAATTGTGGAACATTCTACCTGAAGATATTTATGCACGAATTACGGTTGCGGATCAAGATGGAAATACAAGTAGATTAAATGTTAAAAATGATTTATCCCTCCTAGCCACAGCTAGTGGAAGTCAACCAATTAGAGTTCCCATAAACAATTACTTATTTAATATTTATGTAGATACTGCATCAGGCACGGTAACTGTTCCCGCAGATTCTGAATTAGACAGAGCCGTAACTTTAAATAACAAAGTAGAGCAAGCGTGTTTGTTTGATTCGGGTGTGGAAAAAGAATATGTGTTAAAAGTAACATCTCCGTCTGATTTAAATATAGAATTGACTTATGATGTTTCTGCACCCCGTCCAAATCATTATGTCTTAATTTTAGAGGCATCTACAATACAAGATGCGGAAGTTAAAAAATCTCCATTCGTTAGGACATCTCTTGCTAATTACAGATTGGAAACAAATGCATCTACGATTCAAGATGCGCTTAAATTTAGAATTTATCCATGGCAAGTAATGCCTGTGTATCATGACGATCCATTATTGGCGCATTTTACAACCAGTTCTACTTATCAAGTTGAATTTAATGATTTTAGTTTAGAGGAATTTGGTGATGATATAAGTGGACCAATATTCATAAGAAGAATACCAAAAGCTATTTTAGTATTACCTACGGACAGATATGATTATTTAATCTACAATGGGCAATCTCGCCTAGATGATTGGAATGTAAGATCATTAAATTTTGTTTTAAGTCCTGATCCTAACTATTATGATGTAGGACTTAGGTCTAGTTGGACTAAAATTAATTTAGCATATCCAAACACAGACATAGAAAATAATATTTCTGAACATGGGATATTTGCAACATACGAAACTTCAGTTCCAATAATAAATAATACTTATGTAAATCAAGTTGAACCCACTCGAACAGAAAATGGATTTAGGGTGGCGGTAAAAGTAGCATCTGGATTAAATGATGCTTATAATACTAATAATGGAATTCTATGGTCTGATGTTTATTCTAGGTTAACTGAACAACAATATAAGACTCATAAATTAAATATATCCGATAGAATGTTAGAAAAATTAAGAAAAGGGGAAAAGACTGGGTCCCGGTTAGTTCATGATAAAGGTCAGTTTTTATTAACTAGATTAACTGGATTAAAACAAAATAAAACTAATCCATTCCCAATTTATTTGACTAGAGAATAAAATGCCTAAAATAATAACTGAAAATCAAGTAAATCAAACAGGGGGATATATCCCTGTTCCAACGGTAACAGGAACTGTTTTTTCTGGATTTACTACAGTAATGAATGGATTAAGTAGATATACTCATCCTGTACTAGGAGATTGCCAGCCTACAATACCTCCTCCATTTTTTTCAGTTAATGTGGGCGGTGTCCCTATTCATTATGGATCTGCCCCATTAAATTGTGGGGTTGCTAATGTCGGAATTGGGGAAGTTTATTGTTATGAAAGAGTGCCCGATTCTAGCTTACCTTTATTTTTTATACTATTCCCTATTGGTGGGGGTGGTTCAAATTATACTCCACCTTCCCTTGATACTGGAACTCCTCCATATTTGGGTGGAGGGGATGAGGATGATAATACGCAAGGGGGAGCGGATAACCCTAACTCTGATTATGCCCCAGTCATAAAATAAAAAATAATTAAAAAAATCTTATATTAAGCTTTTTTAGGTCTAAATAAGAATAGGGATGTATTCCCACAAAGGATTTAATATTATGAAACACTTAAATATCTCAGATGAAGCGATGAAGATAATTCTCGAAAACTCAGCTTGGGGCCAGTTTGGACTCAAAGTTGATGAAGCCAAGCAGCCAATAAACGAAGAAGCCGAAGAGGTTTCTGAAGAGGCTGACGAGCATGTTTGCCCTCTATGCCAATCACACCTCCAAGAGGCCATAAGTGATGAGGCTTTGATGGAGCATACCGCCAATGTCCTCGAAGCAGTTAATGCTGCTACCCTCAATGAGGAAGAGGAAGAGGAAGATGGCGAAAACCTCTCCGAGGAAGATGATGAAGATGAGGATGAAGATGAGGATGAAGATGAAGACCTCGAAGAAGGTAAAATGCCACCTCAGCTAATGAAAGCAATGAAAAAGAAAAAAGGCATGATGAAGAAGAAGTGAGTCTAAACTCACATCTATTAAACTTGCTGGTAGCAAAAAAGGTGTAACTATGGATTCACTAAATCGTATATTTAATTCAATTAATGAAGCTAAAAAAGCCAAGGCTAAATCTAAAAAAGGAATGGTGGGCGAAACACCAAAAGGTGCGGCCAATCGGTACGACCATGATTCTTTTGGGATGAAGGCTGAATCTTCCCACATGGGCAAGAAAAAGAAGTTAATTGGTAAGCAGGGTAAGTTAGACAGAAACAAAAACGGAAGATTGGATGCACAAGACTTTAAAATGATTCGTGGAGAGTCCTCCGAAATCGTAACTGTTCTATCTATTCTAAAAGAAGCCTATCAAGATGAACTTATTTCGGAAGAGGCATTCTTAGCTATAGCTGACCCAATCATGCGTTCATTGATGGAGGTAACTTTTCCCGATACATTTCAAAAGGAAGACCTAGATGATGCAGAAGAGGAAGATGCAAAAGCTAAATCTAATGGTCCAAAAAGAGTAAAGAAGGGTCCAAAACCCAAACCACCTTCAGGCACTGCGGGAGATCGTAGAAAAGAAAGACACGCAGACGCTTCCGATAAAAGATCAATGAACCCCGGTAAATGAGGATAATTAAATGACGAAACAATTTTCTATTGGTGATTTTGCAATGTCACTCATTGAACAAAATAAAGATGAGTACAAGAAAAGTGTCTCTAATGGATTACCTGTTTCAGTAGCTCCAGATCCTCACGCGCCTGACTTTTCCAAGATACGGGTAGACGAAGATACAGTTACAGATATTTTTGCTAAATCCTTTGGTATCAAGAAGAAGGCTGTTGAAAAGAAGCCTGTGGTGGAAAAGCGGGTGCCTACGCGAGTGGTCAGAGAAAACAAAAAATCTCCTGAACAACTGATAGCTGAATTTGAACAAGTTTTAGTTCAAGCTAGAGGATTGATTCAGGAGATGACCACTTGTGGAATGCTTGGCGTTAATATGGCTGGGCCAACAAAAAAGAAAAAATTAAAGAAGAAGTGGAAGTATTGATATGAGAATAATTAATTTATTACGAGAATCTCGATTTGGGGGAGGAAGAGGTTCAGATACAGGAAGACAATTATTCTCTTCCAAGGAAGGTACTTCCCGTCAAAAAGTAAAATCAACAAAAGGAAGAGTAAGAGTTTTTAAATCAATATCAAAAGCTTTAGGAGCTTTGGATTATGGATCCATTTTTTCAACTGTAGCTAGTGACAGGCTTTATGTCGTTACTCGTCCTACTTGGGGTGAAAAAAGTAGAGAACATGGGAACAAAGTAGCAAAGGGATTTGCAGCAGGCACCGCATTTTCACAGATAAAAGGCTACGCAGCTAGAACAATAAAAAAACATGGTAAGAGCAATGCTGCAAAATTTAAAAAATACAAGGAACACAATTAATGTCTTTCTTAGATAATATACTTAATAGAGTTCGTTCTGGTGCCATTAGAATGGCACAGAGGACTCATCGTCCCCGCACGGAGCCTCCCACTCCTCAAGCTGTTTCAGCAAGATTAAAAAGAGAAAACCCTATTGCATTTAAAGATTCAGAATTGAAAGATAAAGGATACGCTGGACTTTCTAATTTAGAAAAAATAAAAATGCGAGATAAAATAAGAAAACAAGGAGATGAAGTGTTTTCTTCTGGTTCTAGCACTGGAAAAGAAATGTTAGATGCTTTGCGTAGAGGAACTGCCGCATCAAGAGAAACACAAGGTATCACATATGGTGATAGGGACGCTGACATTTTAAAAGCTAGAAAAAAAAGACTAAACAGGAAACAAGCTCTTGCACGGGGTAAGGGGGGTGGACCTGATTCCATTCCGGGGGAGGATGATGAACTTCCCGATCCAAATCGTTTTGGGGCAGGAGTATATGATTCAACTTATTACGGCAGCATAGCAAAATTAATTAGAGAATCTTTCCAATTAAACGAAAAGAAGCTATGTGCTAGAGGTAAGTCCGCTGCAAAGAGAAAGTTTTCCGTTTACCCCTCTGCATATGCAAACATGTATGCATCCGCTGTTTGTTCAGGTAAAGTAAAACCCGGTGGAAAGAAAAAATGATCAACGAAGACTTAAGAAAATGGGTTGCCGAAAAATGGGTTGATATCGGAGCACCAAAAAAAGGTGGGGGATTCAAACCATGTGGCAGGCAAGAGGGGGAAAAACGCAAGGGATATCCCAAGTGTGTTCCTCTTGCAAAAGCCCATTCCATGTCTAAAGGTCAAAGAAGATCAGCAGTCAAAAGAAAAAGAGCAGCCGG